GTCTACCATTATTACATTTTATATATAAATAGAATAAGGAATGATTTTTAATCATTCCTTATTATCTTCAATCCATTTATTTATTAAAAATTTTCTTATAAAGATTGGCATTGCTAAGAAGTCAGAATAGGATACATGTAATAACTTAGTTAAATAATAATATTCAGTTAGTTGACCTAATCTATATTCCGAAGAAAGGGCGAAAAAACTCCACCCCAAACCCAGCATACACTGTGGTCATATCTCCTGATGGGGTCATTATATCTCTTGTTAAATCAAGTTTAGGCTCGTTATTACTCAAAAATTTCTTAATGAATTTTGAATCAGCAATTGGCATTCCTTCAACATATTTTGCAATATATGCCTTATCCTCACTACCATTAATACTAATAATCTCTTTGGATAATCTTAATGTTACTCTTGGCGCAGTTCTACCTTGGGGGTAGCTTTCAATAATATCATTTATTTGTAAAATTTCTCCGTAAGTTAAAGGCTTTAATTTTATTACATCCCCAGACTTAGGTAAAGCTAGTTCATATAAACCCTCAGAATTTGGAGGCGAACCAGTAATTATGGTTAACTCTTCCAAGCTAACATTAACTTTAAATCTATTATTTGTTTTGGGGTCAACTGCCATAATTTCCATATCAGAACCAAATGAAGTATTTCTTAAAAAGATTAATATTGCTTCAATATCACCTTCTATCATTTCTTCAGGTCTTAAATCTGGTTCGTATATTTTATTCTTTAACAATTGTAATGTGAAATTTTTTGATGCACCTAGCAAAAGGTTTTCATCGGATGCTGTTAAATAACCAACTTTCACTGACTTTTTTTTATTTTTATAAAAAATACCTCTTGATGGTAACTCTACTACATCGTGAGGTAAGTCAAAATTGGCTTGAGCATATTCGTATGTCTTATCTTCCATTTTTTTATAATAAAAATATAATTAAAAATAGTAAAATAAATAGAAAAATCCATATATTAAATTAATATATGGATTTTAAATTGAATAGAATATTAAATTAATAAACAAGAATACATCTATCTGGTTGCATTGTTGCATCAATATCTACTAAATTATTATTAGAATAACCCAAAGCACCAAAATTAACATTTGTCAATAGACAACCTTGTAATATCCATCTTTCAATAACAACACCCGTTGGGTCTAAAAGTTCCAAGTCAACATCTTTCTTATATCCAGCAGCGTAACCAGACCTACCAGTAACAGATTCAGAATGAAGTCTAACCCACTCCATTAACGCTTGTGTTGCAGATGGACCAATAGGGTCTCTAAACTTTACATTAATAGTGTTCCATGTAAATCTACCAGAAACAAATGTTGATGTATTTAAGAATTGTATTTCAACTGGATCCATTTTAATACTAGGTCTCGAAGTTGATTCTACAAACCACTCATTTATTCCCATACTAGAAGGAAACCTTAAAATGAACCTATTTTGCCTTTTTGGTTCATATGGTAAAGGCATTTTCATAAGTAAATCCGCCATAATATATTTTTTTAATTTTTTTTTAAACTATTTATTATTATATTTAATAAATATCTACTAATTAGAAAAAATGTTTATTTATTGTTTTTTTATATTATTTAAAAAAAATGTATTTACTTTCTCTTTTTTAAAATTTAGTATTATACTATATTATTAATATAATAATTATATATAATATAATATTATACTTTCTCTTTATTACCTTTATTTGTTGAATATATTGTTAATGCTGGTTTATTAACTTTATTTTTAATAGTTTCTATATTCTTTGGATCATCATCTGAAAAACCAATTGAAAATTTTAAATTCTTTAAAGCCTCTCCTTTAATATCATTTTTAAAAGAAAATGCTTTTTTTATTTTTTTAGCCATTGATTTACAATAATCATAAAATTCATTTAATGCTTTAACCTTTTCATCTTCAGGATTAGCAGCGCTGCCTGACCCAAATGATACAGGATAAAATTTACATAAATCTAAATAATCATCAATAATATTACCCTCACTTTCAAAGTCAGTTAAATCTCTATACTTTTTAAGGTTATGCATAACTCTTTTGTTACTTATCCCATTAAAATCATTATCAATATAAATTCTAACTGCTTTTTTTAATGTTTCTGGGTTGTGTCCCCTTGCTGTTATAATTGAAAATATTGAACCATTATTAATTGCTTCTTTGAAATCTGAAAACGCTGGTCCTGTTTTTGCTATCATAATGTCTTTCAAAAACTGCTCATCGCCTGCAACTTTAAATTGTCTAAATGGTAAATTGGCATAATTAACTATTGTTGTTCCTCTATATTTAAAATCTTTCTTACCAATATCCCCCCTATATTTAGCAAAATCATGGGTTGACATACCAACTTCTTCATCATTATTATCTAATAAAATTATTTCAGTAGGCATAAAAACAATATTATCATCCCAATCAAATGCATAATATTTCATATCAGGAGTGTTATTAATATCAAAACTTTCAACTATCATAATTATTTTTTTATAATAAATATTCATTTTTACTGAATTATTAAATATAAAATAGATTTACTGCAATATCTTTACTTATAAAGTATAAATTTTTATTTTTATATTAAATTTTTTAATGAAAAGAAATATACAAAAACCAGAAAAAAAAGGATTTGGTCTGTCTATGGTTATGGGATTCTGGGGGTTAATATTTATAGGTTTCTTATTCTCCCCAAAGAAACAATCCCCAGCGTTAATAGAAATGACTCCAATTATTAAAGTTGATACATTATATCTTGAATCTAAAATACAACCAAAAAAAGAAGAAAAAGTTTTAGTTGATAATAAATCTAAAATAGATAAATATGCTTATGCTGGTAGGTCTTATGGTTATGATATACGTAATTTAAATAGAGTTCAATTAAAAGCATACCTTGAAAAGTATGGATTTAGAAATTTGAAAAATGCTAATCTATTTAAAATGAGAAGAATATGGATGGCGTTTAACTACGATGATATGCTTATGAATGTTCATCACTTAACTGACTTTCCAATATCAATGATATACTCATTCTTTATAATTGAAGCGACAAACAAAGGTATTGAAACAAATCTATGGCGTATTCATGCTAATGCAGGTGGGGGTAAAGCAATAAAAGGTTTTGGTACGGTTACTTACAGAACACGTGAAGTAATCAAAGGTAAAAATAAAATGATTAAAGATAAATTTTATAGTGCTAGTTCAACGGAATTAGGTATAGAGGCTTGGGCTAGAATATTAAATTCTGGTAGGTATTATGATTGTAAAAAGGCAAATTATAAGTTACCAAAAAAAGATTTATATGAAAGCATATGTAAATGCATTTATGAATCAGGTTATCATACTGACCCCAAGTATAAGTTCAGAGCAGAGTTTATGGCTGAATACTGGGAAATAAAAACAAAGAATTTCCCAATAGAAGAGTTCTAAAACAAAACCCCCACCTCAAAGCTGAAGTGGGGGTTTGTTGTAAAATTCCATCATTATACCCTATTATAAGGCTCAATGTTGGATATATCCATCATTATATATCTTCAAACGAAGCACCAGTAGGTGTTATCACAAATTCCAACGAGATAAATTCAAGACTGCGAGTCGGCTTAATGTATATTTTACCGCTCATTGTATTTCTATCAATATCTTCTGGGTCAGATGAAACTGTAACACGGAAATCAGTTAAGCCACGATCTCTTCTAATAGCGTCTAGGATTGGATTTACGGTGTCCAAAAACTGTTGGCGGACTATCTGGTCATTTTGTTCAAAAAGTAATCTCACGGCAACCGCAGAGATTAATTTACGTGCTTGCAATAGTAACCTTCTAACGTTAAGTCTATTTAATGCAGACTCTCTAACTTGTAATGTTTTATTACCCCAAATTACGGTATTCACATCAGAGAATGTTGCAATAGGATTTATTCTACCTTGGTATAACACATCTCTTTCGTCTTGTGTAAGTTTAAGTCTTGCTTTTACTGAATTAACCAAACCTCTACTATAACCAGCGGATGCAAACCAAGGGAATGCCACGTTATCAGTTAATGCTAAGTTTCTACAAACTTCTCCTGTTGGTGGAATATAAACTTGTGTGTTATTTGTTGTATCTCTAACCAAAATCCAAGGGTAATATGTTGCGGTATAATTTGAATCAATATTTGTTTCCTCCAAAGAAACAATTGATTCTTGTGGATATATATATGCTTTTGTATTTGTATCTAATAAATCAGCATCTGGCGTTGTTGTTATATAAATTGAATCTGCTCTATCGTTTTCAACCATATCAATAGCTGCCTCAACCAAATTACTATTATTAACATAATCAATACCTGGGGTAACGAATACATTAATATTAACTGATTCTGGGTTTTTATATGTTAAAACACCTTTTAAGTAAGCATAATAATCTGTTGTTGCAAAATCAATAGTACCATCACCTTCAACAATCTGCTTAAATGTACCTTGACCAGTTGCCGCAGCATATCTACCAGTAACGCTTTTGGCTCCCCTCATATAACCAGTTCCACCAATTATATATTCATCACCATTTGTTCTTTTCTCATTATAGATATCCCAGCCATCAAATCCACCTTCTAACATTAATGTGAATTTTCTTGAATATAAATAATAGTATACATTTGTATTATCTTCTGGTTCAGAGTTAAAACTAGATGCCCCAACCTCAAAGGCTGTTTCACCACTTGTTGTATATGAATTTGCTATTGTAACAGTTGTAGCACCAGAATCCATGTGGAATCCTTTTGTAATTACGTTCCAATCAACACTATCAGATATAATACTTGTTGGATTAACTTTTCCTTTGTATGATAAGAATGCGTTATCATATCCGAATGATGTTGAAAAACCTAAATAAGTTCTCTTAACATTATCGGAAGTAACAACGTTACTAGTTGCAAAAGGTTGGTTATAAACAGTTTGATTATTGTAATAATATTGTGTTTTATACAATGGTCCAGGAGTTTTACTTGAACCATATTTTCTATGCTGATAACCCATAAACCCACAAGGTAATGCGTCATTAGGATATTCCTCAGACATCTCCAACATAACATACTTAGATACTAAATTGTATTCCCCATCGCTAGTACCTATTTTTTTACCAATAAAACTATTCGTAGTTTCATCTAATGTACAATTTGTATATTTTTCAAGAACAACTGGCGCAGAGTCAGAATCGTAAAAACTTCTAACCAAAACATCAAATGTTTTATTCTTAAATGACATATTAACAATTGACACTTTAACTTCAGTATTCGCACTCGAACCATCAGATATAGAAATGAATCTAAATAAATTATATACTTTATTACCCCTCAATTCTGAAACAACATAAGGTGATTTTGGTGATTGATATTGTTCTAAATACCAACCAATTGAGTTAGCATTACCACTTCTAGCAGTGCCTAAATAAGTTAAATTAAATCTTAATCCCCTAATGTATCCCATTTTATACATTTGATTTAACAAATTAGGATAGTGTTCTTCAACAAAAATAGGGGTTTCATTTTTAGGTTTTCCGAAATTATCTACACCTATAACATTAGTAATGTAATTAGCGTTAGTATCTTTCATAGATACATCAAATGTAAATGTTTTATTTTCTTTAGTTTTACCACTTAAAACAAAATCGCCATAAGGATTTGATGTTATTACAGAACTATTTGCAGAATCAATTTTTAAATTATTACCTTCTACTTCGTAAATAGGTCCATGTTCAGTTGATGAGTAACTTGTTAAACCTCTTGACCTTAATGTGGCAACAACAACATTATCATAATTAGGAAAAGTTTTACCGCTAAATTCAAATATTTGACCAATAGCTGTTCCTATAAATTTATGGGTTGGGGTGTTAGCTGAATAACTAGTAACATAGTAATAGAAAGAATAGCCAGAATATCCGCCATCTAATGTATTTGTAAATGTAGCGTAATACCAAGGGAAATTTTCTGATTTTGGTGTACCATCACTATTTAATGGAACTATTGTATCAAAATAATTATATGTTATACCTGATGTAAATGTTGAAGCTGTTAATGTGTTATAAGTTGATGCTGGTATTGAACCATAATATTGTGTTTGTGCGGATAATGTTCTATTCAGATATAACTCATTAGTGAAATTTTTCAAATCATCATAGAACGTTGAAAATGAACCATCGCTACCTTGGTAAGTGCTTCCAGAAAATTTAGCTAATGTAATATAACTATTACTTGATAAATTTATTAAAAGTGCACCTGCTGTTGTTCCTGAAAAATTTATTACAAAGTTTTCACTTTCAGTTGTATAGTCAACTGTTGTTGTATCACAATTACCAATAGTAGTTATTGACCATGATTGACCAGCATCATATCCTGATAATCCTAATATTCTAGTTACATATAATTGATTTGATTGTTGCAAATATGACTTAGCAATATATGCTGATTCATATTTAGGTATTTGTGTGTTAACATATTTTTCTGGTGACGTACCTCCAAAATATGTTTGATATTCATCATAACTTGATATAAATATAGGTTCAAAAGCTGGGCCTTTTAATGTTTCACCAACCATTCCTAATGTTGTAACACCAACACTTTGCGAAACAAATGTTAAATCTGTTTCTGAAGTATATACACCTGGTGATACAAATACTTTTTGATTTGCCATAATTTTATTTATTTTATTTATATAAATATCTAAGAAAAAATGAAAAAAAGCATTTTATTTTTTTTTGTTTGGAATATACATATAAATTGTTTTAAAATTATTATTTAAGGTGTATATATTTGATTCCTCTTTTTGTATAGTTAAATTGTTTTTTGTTAAAGGTTTATAAAGATGGTTTATGTTTTTTTGTGGCGTACTATTTAATTTTGATTCCATTTTTTTACATATAAATATATTAATTTAACATTAAAAACTTAATTTTAATATTTATTTTATTTCCTAATAAACCAAAAAAGAATAATAGAATTTCTATTGAATATAGTTATTGGAATCTAGTTGAATAACTAGCGTGTAGTGATTGAATAGTTGCTAAACTTAATACTCCATTATATACCTTAATGAATGCAATATCCCCCGTTTGAACTTCAGTTGCAGCAAAACGGCTAAATAATCTTAGTTGATTAAATCCACCCCCACTACCACTAGTTGCGGTATATGTATGAGTGGTAGGTGCTGCTGATGATGGTGTTGCGGTATATAATCTACCCACACTTGACACAGTATCCCAAGTAGCCCAATCCATATGCCATATAGTATCAATTGGTCCGCTACTTAGATTAACAGTAAAGTTAGGATAAAAAGCATTTGCACGACCATTATATGCCCCCATCATCCAATCTTTAACCCCCTCATTTTGTGTGTTTAATAATCTACCTGATGAGGTTGCTGATAGTTTATATACCATAAATACACTATAACTCTGGCTAGAAACATAATTTGGTCCACCATAAATAAAATCAGTACCCACATTGTTAGATTTTCTAAATAACCCACTATTAGTTGATTGCCAACTAATGCTATTACCATTGTTTGATACGCTTAATGGATATCCATCAACCGTAGTTCCATTAGTTGGTACTGATGAGTAATTTATAGCATCTAAGTCATATACTAAAGTAGGTACAAACATTGATGTTGATGGAGTTATACTAGGTGTTATTGTTTTTGTTGGTGTAATACTAGGTGTTATACTTATTGTTGGTGTTATTGATAAGGTAGGTGTTATAGTGTTGGTCGGAGTTACTGATATTGTTGGCGTTATTGATATTGTTGGTGTTATTGTAGGTGTTATAGTATTGGTTGGAGTTACTGATATGGTTGGCGTTACACTTATTGTTGGTGTTATTGATATGGGTGGGGTTACGCTTATTGTCGGTGTTATTGTAGGTGTTATAGTATTGGTTGGAGTTATTGATATAGTTGGTGTTACTGATATGGTTGGCGTTACACTTATTGTTGGTGTTATTGATATTGGTGGTGTTACGCTTATTGTCGGTGTTATTGTTGGGGTTACTGATGGTTCTATTGGACAATTTAATTTAAATGTCCATATATTTAAAGGAGCACAAGAATAAACTTCAACTTTAGCAATTTGACTTGTAGATGTTTTTACAAAACTAAACAATCCTTCGTTTGTTGAATTAACAAATGGATAGCCATCTGGAGCAGAATTTGTAACATTTATATTTGGGTATTCTAAACTAGTTAAAGGATCAATTTTGCCCATTAAATGTTCTGTAAAGTTTTCTCTATACATTTGCCCATAATCATAAACAAATGAACCTATATATCCAGTATCAAGTAATAAATTATTAGCATAATATAGAATAAACCTATCAGCAATTGTATATGCACTATACTCAAATGATGCTATTGTGTTAATAGTATATCCAATATTTATATATGATATGTACGGATAAACTTCAGATCCGTTATAATCAATTAATGTATTACATAATAATGGACTTGTTGGTGTTATTGTTACAGTTGGTGTCATTGTTTTTGTTGGTGTTATAGATATAGTTGGAGTGATAGTTGGTGTCATAGATATAGTTGAAGTGATAGTTGGTGTTAAAGTTGGGGTTAAAGTTGGGGTTATAGTTCGTGTTGGGGTTATAGTTGGGGTTGGGGACACACAAGGTACAATGTTGAATAAATTTGGTACAATTATTTCATAATTTTTTTTATAAGTAGGTGAGTATACATTATATGTACCACTAATGGCGTTAGTGCCTTCAATAGCATATATATTGAAAGGGATTATCTTTTCCCCCAAGTTAAATACATTACCACCTTGGTTAACTGAAACGAAAACAGTCTCATTCAATAGATTATTACTTAATATTTTTATACCACAACTCATTATAATATTTCATAATTTAAATCATTTATTG